ATTCAGGAGACTAATAATGGATAACAAAAAATTTGAAAAGTTGATTGATCTTATCATCAACGAAAATACAGAACAAGCGCGTGAATTATTTCACGATATCGTAGTAGACAAGTCACGAGAAATTTACGAATCTATCATGGAAGAAGAAATGATGGATGACGATATGTATGAAAACATGGGCGGACAAGTAGGCGATCTTTTAGATGAAATCAGTGCTGAAGAAGAAGGCATGATGGAAGACGAAGAAGACGATTTAGCTATGGACGCTGAAATGGACATGGCTGATGCTGATGATTCATTTGAACTTGATGCCGACGACATGGAAGATACTGAAGAAGGTGAAGAAGTTGAAGATGCGGTAATCAGAATTGAAGACAAACTTGACCAGTTAATGGCAGAATTTGAATCAATCATGGGCGGCGACGCTGACATGAGTGATGAAGTAGCAGTAGATAGTGAAGAAGATCCCGAAGAAGTAATGGAAGCTGTACAGTTACAAAAAGTATCTGTAACTCACGGTGACAATGGTGTACAAACTAAATCTACTGTAGCTGCAAATTCAGGACAAGCTGGAATGGCAAGCAAGCCAGTAAAAGCAAGCACTACTACTGAAAACGGACGTACAGCTCCCGCAGCTAAAGACGTAGACGGTGCAAGTAAGTTTAAAAATGCTCCTGGACAAAAAAAGCAAGAGTTAACATCTGCTCCTAAGCCGGTAACTAAAGATGGATCAGCATATAATCGCAGTCCAGTTGCTAAGTAAAAAATCTGAGACAAATGGCTTTGTTACTCAGTAACAGCAATGTTGCACAAAAAGGGGATCACGGGTGTGATCCCCGACACTGAGATGATATCATGAATAAACTGATACTACAAGAATATCTAAATCCATCAACAGCAAAAACTAACGTAATGTTAGAAGAAGGCCAAGATGCTTTTGGAAACAAAGCCAAACACATGTATATGGAAGGTATTTTTATCCAAGGTAACATACGCAATGCTAACGGCAGAGTGTATCCAAAAGATGAAATATACAAAGCAGTAAAAACTATTCAAGAACAACTAAATACGGGTATTTCTATTTGCGGCGAAGTAGATCATCCAGACGATTTAAAAATCAACTTAGATAGAGTAAGCCATTGCATTACTAATATGAATATGAACGGCGCAGATGGTATTGGTAAATTAATAATTCTTCCAACTCCAATGGGTCAGCTTATTAAAACTATGCTTGAAGCAGGTGTAAAGTTAGGTGTATCATCAAGAGGATCAGGAAACGTAAACGATTTAAATGGTCATGTAAGTGACTTTGAAATCATTACTGTAGATATCGTGGCTCAACCAAGTGCTCCAGATGCTTATCCTAAAGCGATTTATGAGTCACTAATGGGATATAAAAACGGTAAGCATATTCATGAAGGCTTATCTGAGTCATTAGAAGTTAGAAAATTTAGACAATCGTTGCAAAAAGACATTACTAAGTTTATTAAAAACTTAAAATTATAAAAGAATTCATTAAAACAGTTTTATTACTGTTTTAGAACACTCAAGCACTAGAGTATAAACAGGCAATTGAAAAGGGGTATAATAATGTTAGAAGCATTAAAACCATTAATGGAAAGTGGCTTAATCAACGAAGATATCGGGCAGCAAATTAATGAAGCCTGGGAAGCCAAGTTGAATGAAGCTAAAGAACAAGTTCGTGCTGAACTTAGAGATGAGTTTGCAAATAAGTATCAACACGATAGAAGTGTGATGGTTGAAGCCCTTGATAAAATGGTAACAGAAAGTCTTTCTGAAGAAATCAATGAATTTAATCAAGAAAGACAAGCAATGAATGAAGATCGCGTTAGAGCCAGAAAGCAACTAAGTGAATCTGCACAAAAATTCAATAACTTCATGGTTCAGAAATTGGCCGAAGAATTAAAAGAATTGCGTAGCGACCGCAAAGTTCAAATGGAAAATCAACAAAAACTTGAAAAGTTTATTGTACATGCTCTTGCTAAAGAAATTAAAGAGTTTTCACAAGACAAACAAGCAGTTGTTGAAGCTAAGGTTAAGTTAGTTGCAGAAGGTCGTGCTCAATTAGAAAAACTTAAAGCTAAATTTGTTGCTGAAAGCGCACAAAAGATCAACAAAATTGTTACTACACATATCAAAGGTGAAATGTCACAACTTAAAGAAGATATTAAATCTGCTAAAGAAAATAACTTTGGTAGAAAGATTTATGAAGCATTCGCTAGTGAATTCTCTGTAACTTATCTTAATGATAAAGCAGAAACTAGAAATCTTATGAATCAAATGCTAGAAAAAGATAAAAAATTAACCGAGTCTGTTGTAAAACTTCAACAAGCACAAAAGTTAATTGAAACAAAGGATCGCGAAGTACGAATTATCAAAGAGTCTACTCAACGTGCTAAAGTAATTGAAGATTTAACTTCTACTTTAAACGAAGAAAAGGCAGGGGTAATGAAGTCTTTGCTAGAAAGCGTCCAGACACCAAAATTGAAGGTCGCATTCGATAAGTATTTACCTGCAGTACTCAATACAGGAACTTCAAGAAAAGCAGAGAAATCTGTAATTACTGAAAGTCTAGTAGAAGTAACAGGTAATAAATCTGCTAAAAAGATTGCTGAAGTTGATATGTCTGATAATGACAATGTTATTGACATCAAGCGTTTGGCAGGGCTTTAATTAGACATAGATCAGGAGAAAATATCACATGTCAAAAATACTCTTAGAAAGCCGTTGGGACGAGACCAAAGAGGCCCTGTTAGAAGGCTTGAAAGGCACTCGTAAGTCAACTATGGGTGTTATCTTAGAAAACACCAAGAAACAACTACTTGCTGAATCTTCAGCCGGTACAACAACTGCAGGCAACATTGCTACTCTTAACCGCGTAATTCTACCGGTTATCCGTCGTGTAATGCCAACTGTTATTGCTAACGAACTAGTTGGTGTACAGCCAATGACTGGTCCAGTTGGTCAGATCCACACGTTACGTGTACGTTACGCGCAGTCATTGACTGACACTTCAGCAGCAGCAACTTCTGTTACAGCTGGCGAAGAAGCATTAAGCCCGTTCAAAATTGCACAGGCTTATTCTCGCGTAGCAAGTGGAACTACAACTACTGATCAGTATACTGGTGGTAACACTGCTACTCTAGAAGGTAATGGCGGTAAGCAAATCTCCGTGCAAATCTTAAGACAAGCTGTTGAAGCTAAGTCACGTAAGTTGCAAGCACGTTGGACGTTTGAAGCTGCGCAGGATGCACAGTCTCAGCATGGTATTGATGTAGAAGCAGAGATCATGGCTGCTCTTGCACAAGAAATCACCGCTGAAATAGATCAGGAAATTCTATTGTCATTAAGAACTCTTGCTTCAACTGAGTTCACTTACAACCAAGCTACTGTATCAGGTACTGCTACTTACGTTGGTGACGAACACGCTGCTCTAGCTGTTCTTATCAACCGCGTTGCAAACTTGATTGCACAGCGTACCCGTCGTGGTGCTGGTAACTGGGCTGTTGTATCTTCAGCAGCATTGACTGTTCTTCAGTCAGCAACTACTTCAGCATTCGCACGTACTACTGAAGGAACTTTTGAAGCTCCAACTAACACTAAGTTTGTTGGTACTTTAAACGGCGCAATGCGCGTATTCGTAGACTCTTACGCTCCAGACACTACTCCTGTATTGGTTGGATATAAAGGCTCAAGCGAAACTGACGCAGCAGCATTCTACTGCCCATACATTCCATTGATGAGCAGCGGTGTTGTACTTGATCCGTCTACTTTCGAACCAGTAGTTAGCTTTATGACTCGTTATGGCTACATAGAACTTACGAATACTGCATCCTCGTTTGGGAATGCGGCGGATTACGTTGGGGAAATTGCCGTACAGAACCTTACATTCCAATAAAATTTGGATTGTTATACGCAATACAAAAAACGCACCGATTCGGTGCGTTTTTTTTGCCTTTTAACCCGTTAAAATAGACAAACGCAGCAGACTATGATAAATATAGATACTATGAAACACTTTATCTATAAAACAACACACAAAAATGGAAAGTACTATATCGGCCGTCACAGTACAGTTAATCCTAATGACGGCTATCTTGGATCTGGTACGTGGGTATCCGAAATTAAAGATAAAACTACCCT